CATATCTGCAACCATTTGGTGGAAATCAGCATTGCCTTCGTGATACATTTGCACCACATCATCAATACGAGGATCCCGCCGAGCACCCGTTAATGTTGCGCAATAGTGCGCTAACCAACGAGGCTCTTGAGAAGCGTAGTCAAAGCTGCCCCATTTCTCCCCTTCCTCTGGGATGAATAGACCACGGATCATTTTCTTGATTTCAGGGTCTCTTGCTGGGATTTGCTGGAGGTTCGGGTTGGACGAAGAAAATCGTCCGGTAACTGTGCCCCCTTCATCTGAACGAAGAGAGTGAAAATCACAATGAATACGACCGTTATGCGAATGCTCAAGAATAGTTTCGACAAATGTTGTGTTGGCTTTGTTAAATTCACGAAGTCGTACAATCTTTTGCGCCACCGGGTGAGGGTGATTCGCCAAAAAAGCTTTTGTAAAGGCTGGCGCATTAGTCTTCTCTGTCCTTTGGTAGGTCAACCCAAGAGCGTCGAACGCCTTTGCTATAGATGTAGCAGCCCACGGCTCCACAAAGATGCCGGTCTCTACCTTTATTTCTTTAAGTAGACGATCTTCACGCTGTTTCAGGTCTTTCTTTACTTGTTCTGCACGATCAAGATCGATTTTAACACCGGCAGATTTCATATCCAAAAGCACTGGTATCAAACTAACCTCTAGCTCAAAAATGCTAGTGCATTCTTCTTTTGCAAGATCCGTGCGAAATCGTTCCCATAGTCTCAGTGTGACAGCGGCATCTTGTTCTGCATACTGTCCTACATACCGAGACGGCAACCTCCACATGTCTTTCTTCGGGTCAACTCCAAACTCTCCGGCAGCAGAACGGAGCATCTTTTCGTTCTTCCGCTCGTTAAGATAATCTCGTGCCAACGAATCTAGGTTATACCACCGACGGTTTTCATTCAGAAGCGGCGCTGCCACCATCGTGTCTATGACTTTGCCCTGTACTTCAATCCCTTCCGCACGAAGCCAACCAAGATCGTACAACGCATTGTGCATCACCTTCTCGATATTTGGGGTGGCCATCTGCTTTTTTAGCCACGCCATAACAGAAGACCGGGGCAGGTTCCCGGTCTCGTGTTTAATTGGGAAGTACCAAGAACTGTCACCTGCTGCGACAGCAACACCAATTATGTAACCGTCTTTACGACACCATCCTGGCCCTTTGGTTGTCAGGTTTGGGTCTCTGGTTTCTAAATCAATTGCAATCCTATCGTAGTTTGTAAGATCGGGGAATGACGACGGTGGGGACCAGTCGCTGTCTATGTTGCCCCATGCGACATCTTTTATGTCTTGCTCTAGCAGATGATACTGATGTGACTCATTCGTCATTAGATATCTCTCCCCCTAACGCCGCGTACCCAATAATATCGGTCCACGAATCATCTTTGTGCATGTCCTCGGCAAGCCGCGCCAGCTTTAGCCCAACCATCATGGCAACCACTTCGGTTGGTGTGATCTTATCCAGCAACTTCTTGCGAAGCAGCACGTTCCAGATCGTGGCAATGCGTTCATGATTTACAAGCGCCGGTCCATAGTCCTCGGCCCTTGGTCCATTGATTAGTTCTTCTGCTTCTCGCAGAAACTGTTCTCTGTTCTTTGTCATGTAGCAAATCCATAATATCCTGTTGATTCAATTAGATGCAGGTGTTTTTTAGCACGAGTAGCACCTACATAAAAAACCCTAACCTCGCTGTCTTGGTCAAGGTTCTCTACACAAGCTTTGCTGGAATCTAGAAAGAGAGCGACGTTATCCGCCTCGCCACCTTTGGCTTTGTGAATCGTCGATATCCGGATCCTCGGTTTCCCAGATAGTAATTTCTCCCCCCGCCGCCGTACCGATGTAATGTAAGCGATCTCCCTGTCCGAAACTTTCAAGACAGACATCCACGGCGACTCCGCTGTCACGCTCAGGCCGCACTGCGCGATTAAATCGTCGAGGGTATAGGATTGTTCTGGGTCTAATGATCCGAGGGCTTTGCGCCCAGATTTGGTAATAACATTTCCGTTCAGTATCTTGGAGAACTTCTTCAGTTCCTCCGCTGACAAGTCTTGGCCCTTGCATAATTTTAGCCATACCTCAATTCCGTCTAGGACATTTTGTGACAGAGACCAGCCGGCCCCTTCTCTCCAGAAGAGATAACCATCATCCTTTAATCGGGAGGCGATCTTATTCGCAATGTAATTGGTCCGGGCTAAAATCAACCATTCACCACTCTCCAAGTCCAACTCCATGATATCACGATGCCACGAAAGATTGCCCTTTCTTTCGACAGGTTGCCAAATCTTTTCCTGTCTGATAGCAACTCGCCGTACAAGCTGATCGGCAAATTTGTGCACGGTCAACGGTACACGGTACGACTTGTCGAGGACCACCTTACGGTCACTAGCCCCCAAGAAATCCGATACACGAACCCCCATCCATGAGTAGATGCATTGGTCGTCGTCCCCGGCGTAGTAAACTTGCTTCGAGTTTGGAACCAAAACCTCTTTAACCATACGCCATTGCAGCGGTGCCAGATCCTGCGCCTCGTCGATGATCAACAAATCAAAGCGCGGACTAGTCCCCTGCTCAATGAAGTCCTCAATCATGTCTACAAAATCTCGCTTACGAAGCTCCTTTTTCAAATCCTCATATGCTTTGGCCAAGACCCGAAGCTGTTGGAAGTGCAGTTTGTAATCACCTGCATCGTTGAACTGTTGTTCAATCGTAACCTCACGCACCCGTGCTTCCTGCACCATCGACAGATACTTGTCGCCGCCCGCTCCGGGGATAAACAACACACCATCAGACATGTTGTTCGAAGCATTGGCTCTAAACTCTAAGCCAACAAGCTCCCCAAGTTTGTGGAAGTCTGCGCCCTTAAACACATCTTGCCCCCTCATGCCAAGACAGTTGAAGGCTAATGAGTGCAGCGTTCGAAACCAAATCAAATCGCGAGAGTCAACATCCAACTCAGCCATTGCGCGAGTCTTAGCTTCCTCTGCCGCCTTCTTGCTAAAAGACATAAACGCAATACGGTTCGGGTCCATGCCTGCGGCGATGGCGTCCTTCACGATGCTTATCAGGCGGGTGGTCTTGCCGGTGCCCGGAGGGCCAAAGATTGTCGTCTCCATCAGAACGGCACCTCCGTACTGGCAATAGCAATATCAGGTGTTGACACCTCGGCAGCAAACTCTGGCACCCACCACACGCGCACTGACTTCCATTTGCCGGCGGATGTTTTAAACCGCTTGACGCCGTGAGAATCCGTGCCGTCGTTCATCTCTTTGATGCGTTCTTGAATCTGCGCCCTTGTGTAGCTATCGAACTTCTTCTGCCGCAAGAATTCCATCAGCGAGTCAAGACGAAAATATGTGCGTTGCTCTTCGCCGTCGGTGTATGGCTTGCCCAACATAATCTCTTCGACAGTCACCGCTTGAACACGGCCCGTGCAGTACCCTTCCAAAAGGTCTGTGAACTGCCCCTTGTATGTTAGCTCCTGGGGCACTTCGATTTGATTGCAGTTGTCCATTAGATTGTTGATTAAACTTTGCCAGTCAGCATCCTTGGCCCGCTCCGGCATAAAGTTAAGCTGTTCCATACAGCACCGCTGAAACAGTCGTGGGTTCTGTAGTTGATCTGTGTCTAACTCTAAACGTCGTCCATCAATGTCCAAGAACCACAGGCGCGGCTCAGACATAACAACTGACAAACCACTAATGGTGGGCAACGATCCACCGCCGCCGATTCCATGCGTCATGGTGCGGCAGACATTCTTGTTGCAGTAGGATGCCATCGGCTCCTCGCTGCACAGATAGCCCCACTCTTTCTTCTCAACCTGATTCTGAATCGTCACGATCTCTGACGCAGGCAAGGGCGGATGAAAGTCCTTGGCGTTGTGCTCTTCGAGCAGTGTCTTCCAGTTCACCTCGTCGTACTTCTTTAGAAAGATTCCAAGCTGGAAAGCAAACTTGTTCCGGCCCCCCTCAGATATACCCATTGCCAACATCTGTCGTACGCATGGAATGTAGTCTGGATACAGGTCAACGCTGCCACCAATTGGCAACTTACGAAACTCGTTTGGATCGACGCTAACCTCATCGATCATGTCGAGAAACTGCTCTAGCGTGGCCCCGTCGCCGTCCGGTAGAATCGCCGGACGCATCGTCTGTTCCGCATCAAAGTACGGAAGGTTAATAAAGTTCCCAACATCACCACGCTCGACGAGAACCTGCTCCTGCTTTGGGAACACCTCGCATTTACCGTGGCCCAAAAGCGCTGCAATTTCCGCAGCCTTGTCTCTGAATTCACCTGCACTCATCCACTCCTTAAAGAAAAAGAATACGTGGGCACCGCCCGACTTAGAGCGGCACACGATACACGGTACATTGTTTTGAGATAGCTGTTTAATAAGCGCGGTATGGTCAAGCGGATACACATCAATATCCAACGCGCCAAACTTACACTTGTTGTCTTCGTTGATTGGGATGGCACCCACACCGTCGCCACCATCAAGGTGGGACTGAACAAGCTCAACAGTCAAAGGTTTACGGACGACGTAAGACTTTGCCTTTGTTTTTCCGGCTCTTCGTTCTTCTGAAATATCTGTACGTCCATGTGCAGCGCCAAACCCGGCAAACGCTGCCATGAACCTCTCCGCAAGGGACATAGCTTCCTCCAAAAAGGATGGGGATGCCGCCTCTGACAAAGGCTGTAATCGGCACGATACAGCCCAAGCGACACCCCCAACTGGTTAAAACGGTACTTCGTCGCTAAACGAATCAGCCTGCTTCATCTCTTCTTTCGAGGCTGCTGCCGTTTTAATCTCACCCTTCTGAAAGCTCTCCGCCATCTCTTTAGCTTCAAGCATCGCGTTGCCCATCTTAGATACATCTTCGACGCGCTCGACACGGAAGTTATACCAACTACCTTGGTCATTACTTTCCGCAATCGAAGACACACGCCAAGCCGTGCCGTAGATAGGCAGAAGGAACATGCCGTTCTTACCCATTGCCCGCACCGATTTACGCTGCGAGTTCCATTTGCGAGACACCTTCAACTGGGTCTTCTTCATATCCATGACCGCTGGCTCATACTCGCCGGTAGCTTCGTCATAAACCAGAACCAGATGCTGGTGCGTACGCACAAGCTCGTTGCCCGACGGCAGGATTTCTGCCGGTCCTTCCCTCGTCGTACGAGTGAGATCAGGATCGTTCGGATTCTTTTCCCCTACGAAACCACCGCCCGCAGTCCGAAGCTGAAACTCAAGATACTTCGTTTCGAAAGCCACGGGGATGACGACCATACCCTCGTCCGCCTTATAGATGCGGTTCGATACGGTGTTGAACAGGTCGCCCTGCTCTGCACCCTTAATATACAGGGAGTCCTGCTTGTTAAGCTGTGGCGACAGTGCCTGAAGAATCCGCAGAAACGGAATCTGCATCTCGTCAGAACCGATCTTCTCAAGACCAGCGCCCGCGTTCTCTTCAAACATGTCCATAAGATCCGCCGGAGCGACGGAGGTGGTGGTGGCTTCTGCTATTGCTGTTTTGCTCATTGGTTTACCCCTTTTTAATCACAGCACGATTGCCGACGTAAACGCCGAAAACGTCATAGTCGAGTTCTTGATTAGACTCGACACGATTCTTCACCCAAGACCTGAGAGTCATAGGATGAATGTGTGTCTTTTGGTTTGGCTCGAGACCTTGGTTTCGAAGATCATCGATCACGGCCCCCGCTACATTGTCCTGACCCATACCGAAGGTGACCACGACATCGTTCTTAATGATGTCTCCCTCACCAATAGATCGCAAAAAGCCAAAGGCTTCTGCTTTACGATCATCAGGGATTCGGGCTGACACATACTTATCGACCGAGACCTTGTTGCCATCGACAGTCAAGCTCTCAACGCCAAGCTCCTCCATCAGCGACGGGATGTCTTCCTCGTCGATGGTGCGCTTCTTGGCTTTCAGGTCTTTGAGATATTGTTCCGTCTGCTTGATCTCATCGTCAGTCTGTTGCGACTGACGGATCAGACGGGAGAGGCGGGTAGTCCCCTCTTCGCTAACTTGGTCAAACGCCTTGGCGCTAGCAGCCTCTTCTTCGAATAGCGAGAATACATCGCTCATCGTTCACTCTCCTTGTTACAAGTTTAACCCCTTCGGGTGTGCAGTCGGTTTTATTTATCAGTTGCGATCGTGTCAACCATTTTTATCTTCTCTAAGTATTCGCCGAACTTTTCACTGTCGCCGTGCCCCCTAAAGGTTGCGTTGTACTCCCGCACAATATGTGACATCTGGCCTCCTATCGTACGCCCTTCGATGCCCGCAATATGCTTCAGGACTTTATGCACTTGATTTGGAACCGCTACTGACTTGTACCGCGTATTGTCCATGTTATCTCCTTGTGGATCACGCTATGTTGTGCAACCCTAGCACACCGGGCTGGGATTAAAAAGGATTCTTTATGACAATCGACTACCGAATCAAGGATGGCAAGCGGTGCGAATTGCTTGCTGCTGATTGGCTTATATCGCAGGGTTGTCATGTATTCACTCACGTTATGGAACAGGGACCGGTCGATATCGTAGCGTTATCACCCAACGATGAATGGTTGTTCTTTGACGTAAAAAAAGCAGGTCGTCGAAAAGACGGTTCAATAGTAAACCGAACCTTGACAGACAAACAAAAGAAGCTCGGTATCCGACTTCTATATGTCGATCTTGA